ATAGTGCGGATTGCTTAATTCAAATAAATATATTTAAACCATTGAGCGATATTTTAGAAAATGATAGTTACTCTAAATCTGGGCGTTCTACGCTCTCCAGGTATTACACCGAGACAGAGGGCTCTCTTAATGAGGACGGTTCGCTGAATGAGAAGTACGAGAAGGCCGAGCGTATGCAGGATATGGGTCTTGAGGATGCGCTTGACCCAACACTTGCTGAATCTCACATTGAGTTAAACGAAATCTACAGAAAAGAATATGTCAAGGACGAGGGACGTAATGTCGTCTTTTTATATACAGTAGCCACACCAGCAGAAGATTTTATGATTAAGCTACAAAAGAGAAGGTTAGATGATGTAATTGGCATTACAGTTGATGACTTTTGGACAGACCACTTCCCTTACTCTACGTGGGGTACTGATCCTGAGAGACTAGACTTCTGGAGTGATGCCCCCGCCGATGTTATAAGAGTTGCAAACCAAGTACTTAACTCGTGGTTCTCTCAACTTATTGAAAACAGGATGCTTAGAAACTTCAACATGCATTACTATGATTCCAGTAACTCCGATTTCGTACCTCAAACATTTGATCCCGAACCATGGGGCTGGTATCCGATGCCAGGCGACCCAAATAAGATTCTAAAGACAGTTCAAGTACCTGACCTCTCCGATTCACTAGACGAAATGGAGTTTGTAAAGAACCTTGCTGAAAGAGCTGTAGCTGCAACCTCTGCTCAAACAGGGGATGTTGAGAGCAAACAGGTTACATTGGGAGAGGTTCAATTGGCACTAGCCAACGCAAAAGAAAGAGTGCAAAGCACTGCAATTTTCTACACTGAATCGTGGAAAGACTTTGGTCAGAAATATATCAAGATGCTGGAAGCAGCACACGACTCCCTCGAACCTCTTGAAATAGTCAAGGAAGGTAGGCTCGGTAAGAAAATGTACACCAAGGTTATAGCTCCAAAGAGTTGGTCGAGCAAAGCTGGTTACACAGCTCAAGTTCAGTTAGTTAGTGCAAAACAAGAAGCAGACCTTGTGAGTTTACAAAAACTAGATGCTGCTATGGCTGCTATGCCAAACAACATGCCCCTGAGAACCATACGCAATAAGAAGCTCCTAGAATTTGCTGATCTATCTGTTGAGGAAAGAGCGCAGGTAGAGGAATTTGAGAGCCAGAATGTTAAACCTGAAATAGATCTTGGTATGGAGGCTCCCCAACCACAACCAGCTATGACACAGGAGCGACCAAGAGTATAATATGGACGTTATGACCGAATTTATATTGGCAACGAAGATTCTCGAAGTTATTGCTTGTATGGTGGTTAGTGCGTTTATTGTGGGCATCCCAGTCGCTATATTATTCTATGTTTTGCTTAAAGAAGATAAATAAAGGTGTTATAATATAATCATATATGGAAACTATATCCGTAAACATCGCAGAGGAAATGTTAAAAGATTTTGATATTGATCCCGATACACTCTCTACTGCCGAAAAGGAAATTTATAATCGCAAGTACTTCAATCTCAAACGTCTTACAGTTGACGACCTTAAAACTTATGTGTCCCGCATGAAGAATGCTGTAGCACTAGAACTGTGCGATATCCAAGGCGATAACCCCAAAGATGCTCAACTTAAAGCAAGACTTAAAAACTACATCTTACAAGAGATGTTTTTGATTGCTCCTGATAAGGCCGAGGAGGCGTTACGTAGAGGTTTGGAAGTTAAGAAAAAGAGAGGACAGTTGAAGTAGCTTGACACAGGTCATGGCATACTCATATAATATATCTATGAAATACAGAAGTAAGGATCTCCCAGAAAAGACACAGGAAATGCTAGAGAGAGTCACCATGCTTCCACCTTCCGAATTGACGTGGGATGATATTGGTTTCTTAAGAGCAAGGAGAGACTATCTACGTCCTGAGCAGCTAGAAGTTTATGCTAGTGTTCTGGAAGTGAAGGCTACACCTAAGAAGAAATAACTACTAACTCTCGTATAGAGACTGTTTAAGGTTATAAAATATGGCTAAATATACAAGCAAACCAAATTTGGATAATCGCAAAACCACCAATAAGAATGAAGTTTTAGATGAAATACTCAAAGACGACTCACCAATCCCTGAAGATTCAGAGAATCAAGAACCTGTTGAAGAACCCGTGGAGGAACCTACGGATGATGAGGATACCGAGGATCAAGACGAAACTACCACTGACGATGAGGATGTTGAAGAAGATTCGGAAACTGAAGTAGATGAGACCAAGAAGCCCGTCGACTATGAAAAAAGATACAAAGACTCCAGCAGGGAAGCGATGGCTCTCCATTTTAAAAATCAAAAAATGTCTGAGAAAATCACTGAGGCTACCAATTTGTCTGAACCTACAGAAGAAGAACTAAGGGAGCATGCCTTCAAGAATAAGGGCGACTGGGACTTAATGGATGACTTCTCTAAGAGCCTGTTAAAAGAATCCCTAATGAACTCCAGAAAGCTCTCTTTAATTAGCGAGGCCAATCAAGAGACTAAAGAAGTAGGAATATGGGAGAGAAAACTTACTGATTATATTAACTCCCCTGAAGTTGTGGCTAAGTATCCAGACATAGGAGATGAAGAAACAACATTCAAGAAGTTTTGTATGAGCGAGAGCCGTAGAGGAATGGATATGGATGATCTGCTCTCTTTATTCCTATTCCACAAAGAGAACGAGGAAACCAAACCACAGAAAAAAAGAAAGTCTATGTTACTCACTGGTGGTGGTGGAGATAAAGCACCTAAGCCAAAAAAGGCTACAGCAGATAAGGCCAAAGCAACAAGGCTGTCGGATGAAAAAGAATACAGGCGAAAGATTAAAGCAGGTGAATATGACCTCGATCTCTTAGAAGGCGAATAGACTACTTGACAACCCCCCAATAATATCTATACAATATAAATATACACGCTAACTTCGGTGTTACATAATCGAACTGCTACTGTAAATAATTATTTATTAGTAAAGGAGAATCGATTATGTCTACATATCCTACAAAACTAATGGAAGCCTTTGCAGCAAGGGCACTTAAAATCTTCTATGCTCGCTCCATAACGGATGCGATAACAAACCAAGATTATGAGGGTCAAGTGAAGAACAAGAGTTCTAAACTTAACGTACTAACCTTCTCAAAGATCACTTCCCACAACTACACTGGTGCTGATATGTCAGTTGACTCGCTAACTGAGAGTAATTCTCAATTAGTGACAGATCAGGCCAAGTATTTCTATTTCGAGATCAAGGACTACGATACGTTCCGATCTTATATCAAGAGTCCCGATGCAACTATCTTAGATCAGGTCGCTAACGAGCTGAGAAAAGTTGTTGACACCCACGTTCTGGCACTTAATGCAGACGTTGGAGCTGGTAACAGGGATGGAACCGATTACACAACTGGAACTGTAACAGTAACAACTGGAACAGGTCAGGTTGACGGTGATGGAACTACTTTCGTCACTGGGATGGTCGGTAAAGGGTTTAAAGCCACTGGCCACTCATCTTGGTACAAGGTAAAATCATTCGCCAGCACAGTCTCCATGATAATTGAGGATGACTCGGATGATGAGACTTCAGCCTACACAGGCGGAGCCATCAGTGCAGGTGCTACCTACACAGTCCAGGCCAACACTGCGTTGACCGTCACTAAAGACACCATTTTTGCCCGATGTAATGAACTCGGAATGGTGCTAACCAATAGTGAAATTCCTATGGAAAGTCGCTGGTTAGTAGTTCCTGCAAGGATTGCCAACTTGGTTCGCCAAGCCCCTGAATATATCTCAGCAGGTACTGAATCTGGTCGTGAAAATGTGATGAATGGTATCCTCTCCAAGAAATTCTGTGGATTCGACCTCTATGAGGTGTCCGATGACAGAATCAATGGAGACAATACAGACGGCTACAACTGTCTGGGAGGCCACAAGTCCGCCATTACCCACGCCATGGGTCTTACTGAGCAAGGCATCGAAGACCTGATTGGTAACTTTGGTAAAGCCTACAAGTCTTTGTACGTGTACGGTTCCAAGGTTCCTGACGAGAGACGAAAAGCTCTAGTCGAAGGGTTCTGGAAAGTCTAAAAATTGAATAGTATTTAATCCCTCACCCTTCGGGGTGGGGGGTTATCAGGAATAATTATGGGAGCTTTTAAATTAAAATCAGACCTACCATGGTCAGTCAGAGACGAAATAGATAGAATACAGGACATCGTTGTTGGCTTACGAACCACCAATGAAACAGCGTATTTGACTGCGTTAAAACCATATTTATACAATGAAGTTATATTAAGAGATGCTCTTGATAGAATAGTTATCGCTGCTGGTATTACTATGCCCGATGGCGACACAGGTTTTAAAAAAGGTGCATGTTTCATTAACAAAAGGGTTGCGACAGGAGACGAAGGTCGTTTTTATAATACAGGGAATGAATCTAGTGCTGCTTGGATAGGTTCTGGTGCAGTTACAGTGTCACCTTCTGCAAGCCCATCACTTAGCCCAAGCGTTTCACCAAGCCTTTCGCCAAGCCTCAGTCCAAGTATATCCCCATCAGTATCACCAAGCATTTCACCCAGTGTTTCGCCTAGTGTTTCGCTGTCACCATCAATATCCCCATCAGCATCACCAAGCCTTTCACCTAGTGCTTCGCCAAGCATTTCCAAGAGCAGATCCCCAAGTCTTTCGCCTAGTGTTTCACTCAGCCCAAGTCTATCACCTAGTGTGAGTCCTAGTCTCTCGCCCAGCATATCCCCAAGCTTTTCACCGAGTGTATCTCTCTCGCCATCGATATCCCCGTCGGCATCACCTAGTTTGTCACCATCACTGTCACCTAGCCTGTCACCTAGCCTGTCACCCAGCATTTCGCCTAGTGCCAGTCCTTCAACATCACCAAGTGTATCGCTATCACCAAGTGCGAGCCCTTCAGTGAGTCCGTCAGTATCCCCAAGCATGTAAACTGTTTACTACCCGTAATAGTTACGTTATAATATGGTTATGATATCTTCTCATGATATAAGGCTATCCATAGTCATACCTAGTTATAAAGATCCCTACTTACAATCCACAATAGATTCTCTTTTAGAAAGTTCTGAATTAGGAAATGCGTTGGAAGTTGTAGTTACCTTAGACGGTTACTGGCCTGATCCAATGTTAAAAGATGATCCACGAGTGAAGATTGTACACCACGGCAGAA